ACCCCCTCTGACGAAAACGTCACACAATAATATACAAGATATACAAGAACAAGAATATAAGTATATTTCTCCTAACGGAGGGTTAAGCGCAAGCGCTTTTGACTCAAAAGAATCAACAAAAGACGAGTCTAAACCAAAGTCTAAAGCTAAGCCTAAGAAAGAACCTACACTTGTGACAAAAGCTAAAAACATATTTGAACCATACTTCGAAAAGAAGACAGGAGAAAAATATTATTGGAAAGCAGCTGATGGGGCGCAAATGAAAAGACTATTAAGTCAACTTAGATTTTCACGACAAAACAAAGGCTTATCTGTAGAAGATGAAGATTTGCTTACTACGTTACAAATTTTCCTTGATAAGATTACAGACAACTGGATGCTTTCGAACTTGTCGGTATCAAATATCAGTTCCAAATATAACGAGTTAGTAGCTCAGGCAAGAAAAAATAAAAGTGCTATCGGTATTATTTTACGAGATAATACAGATGAGAAATATTTTAATCAAAAAATAAAGCAATGGAAATAAAGAAAGACGAAACAGCATACTCAGGTATTGAGAAGAAGAAAATTTTAAGCATCAAACTGGACGACGCAAAAGGATTGTTAATGCGAGGCTTAAAATTCTTTGTTGGCGACGATATACAATGGGCGCAAGAGTATGACGAAATAGCAGAATGGCTTACGGATAATAAAAATAAAGGTCTGTTATGTTATGGGCAATGCGGTCGTGGTAAGTCGCTTATCTGCGAAAAGATTATGCCTAACATCTTCAGATACTATCTTCGTAAGAACTTGATTAAGTTTGATGGCTATGAGATAAACGACAAACGACAGCTTTTGAGAGAATGCGACTGTGCAATACTCATAGACGACTTTGGGGTAGAAGACGTTGGTAAGATTTACGGAGAAACACATAACGTTTTTGAAGAAGTCATCAGTCTTGCAGAGAAAAGACAGCAGTTATTACTTCTCACTACCAATCTTACTCTTGATGAGATTTGCGAGAAATATGGAGAGCGTACACTTGATAGACTTCGCTACTTGACTAAACCAGTTTTATTTACGGGAGATAGTTTTAGGAAATGAGCAGATTGCAAGAAATAGAAAATATCATAATAGGCACCTTGCTTAATTCTTTCGATATTGATTGGTTTGCTGAGTGTAGTTTTTGTATTACGTCTGATATGTTTAAAGACGATAGAAATTCTAAAATCTATTCATCAATTTGCGAGTTTCGTAAAGCTGGCAATGTAGAAATAACGCCATTTAGCCTTTATAATTTCGATAACAGCTTATCTCCTCTTATTGGTTATATGATTATATTAGCGAGTGATTTTTATTTTCTTGTAAAAAAATCAAACTATAACGAGGGTGTGAGGCTTGCGAGACGTTTTGAGGGAAAGCAATATAGATACACAGATGTAAGTTTTAAAGACTATGTTACCAAGTTTCTTGATGGTGTAATATTAGAAAGACGTGTAAATCGTGCGATTTAAGACGTTTTATTTTGAAAATAATACAATTTATCCAAAATGAAAATATAAAGCCTCAACGAGCTTTAAAATAGGCTTAAAATAAATTTAAATGTACAGAATACAATAGAGCAATGAAAGAAAAGGAGAAAGTAAAAATTATTGGAGAGGCACAGTTACAGCCGAATGACAAGAATACAGAATGTTCTGTACTTGCGACTCTAATGAAGTATAATGAGAGATTCAGTGAGTTCAGTGATAAGCTGAATGTAGAATTATTCTACAATGAAATAAATAAATGTATTTACGAGTGTATTGCAGGCGTTATTTCAGATGGTTATATTGCAGACCTTAATTCACTTTTAAACTATGCTAAGACGCATGAATTAAAACACAAATTAGAGTCTTTCGATTTCTTAGACTTAGTGAAGTTTGTCAGTTACGACACAATCGAGCAAGATATTGAGAGGTTGCGTAAGATGTGGAAGCAAAGAAAATTATGGGTTCATTTGCAATTAGCCTCGCAAAATGTACTTGACCCTATGACTAATTTTGATGAAGTCATAAATGAGACAATGAATGTTCTTGGAGATATTCAAAGTGATACCGCTGATAATGGGATATATTCTTTCGATGAATCTATAGATGAATTAAAGGAAATTGTTAATGACAATGCAGCTGGTAAACGTTCGAGCCTTAAAACTGGTTTTGCTTTATTTGATGATAAGTTTCTATTAAGACCAAGAACGCTTACTGTTATAGCTGCTTTTACAGGTGTAGGTAAAACTTCTTTGGCTATGAATATAGGTGTAAATACAGCACAAGAGGGCAATGGGGTAGGCATTTATTCTTTGGAAATGGGTAAGTCTGAACTTGTTGCTCGAATTATAAGTGCAAAAGCAGGAATTACATCAAGTGTTATTGTTAACTGCAAATTGACTGAAATTCAGTTACAGCAGTTTGATAAGGCTATTGGAGCAACCAAAGGACTGCCTATTTACATAGACGAAAGAGCAACAGTATCTTTTGATGATACTATAAGATCTATTAGAGCACTTGTAAAAACAAAGGGTATCAAGCTGGCAATAATAGACTATTTACAGATTTACGCACAAGTTGGTAATAGCACGGAAGCAAGTCTTGGATATATGGCTCGTGCAGCTAAAAATATTGCAAAGGAATGTGGGATTGCAGTTATACTTCTCTCTCAATTAGCGAGAGGTAAAGAGCACCCAGATATTAGGCAACTTCGAGGATCTGGGCAAATAGAAGAAAGTGCAGATAATATCGTTTTGATAGATAGACCTGAGTCCGTTCCAAATAGCACGATTAAATATGAAGGAGAGTTTAGTGATCAAGACACACATGGTACTGCGAAGTTGATACTTGCAAAAGGACGTGGGGTTGGCATCGGAAATGCACTTGTTGGTTTTGACGGAAGATTTACTCAATTCTATGATTTAGATAATAGACCGCAGGTAGAGGATTATACGCCATTTTAATGAATGAAGTAAAATCTATTAAGGAAGTGATTTTAGAAATCGCAACTAAAAGAGAGTATGAAAATAACGTAATAGCACAATATTTTAAGGAGAAAAAAAAGATATGATGATAGCAGAAGAATTTATATATGAGATAACAAATAATAATCTTGCTGAAATTGACATATTAAACTATGCTAAAGAATATTTTTCTATAGGTGGGGAATTAGACAGTTTAATAATGAAAATGATGGCTAATATATCTACAAACAGTCAAATAGTATTTACAGGTGATAGGGGAAATGATGGAATAGAAGAAATAAAGGTTATAGAACGTATTTCAATAGAAAAAGAAAAACAAAACGACAGGCTTTTTAAAGCTATGGGAATTGTCGAAGTGTATAAAGAGAAAATGGAGGAAAAAATAGAAATGAAAGATTTTGAATTTGTTTATAATTTAGTAAATACAAATGAGTACCTAACAAGTGAAGAAGAGAAAGAAAGATACACGTCAGCTCTTTTGGGTGCTTTAAACTTGGGATATAAAATAGACCTCGAAAATGAAGCTTGTGAAGCTCAAAAGAACCAAAATAGACTGGTTAAGGTGTATTAAAAGTTATAAAAAGTGAAAGTCAAGAAAATAAATAGTGTAACTCTTTGATTATCAAATAATTATAATTATCTTTACAATGTCAAAATTAATATTAATAATTAAATTTAAAGAGCAATGAAAAAATTAGAATTACAAGAAATCAGAGAGCTTACATTAGAAAACTTGCTTTCCTTTTCGCCTGAGGAAATAATAAAGCTTTTCGATAGTATGAGAGAGGTTTACGGACTAAAAACCGATAATGAGTGCTTAGATAAATTAGCTTCTCGCTTTGCGTCTTACGAAGCAGAAGATAAAGAAGATCTATTATCTTTAATGGAGGATGATTTTAAAATGATGGCAGAGCTTGAGTTTGATTTCTCTTGCATGTGCTAATAAATATATCTTATAGGGGTTATAAAGCCTTTATAAGATATATTTTTATTCATATAATATTTACTATCAGTTTATGATTAATAGGCGTAAATAAGCCATAATAAATGAGATTTCAAAATGTATAATAATCACGATTACCCAGTTGGGGCAGATAACTCGACTGCACCTTGGAATGCTACAGATAATAAAGAAATAGAACGTATTTGCGAAGTTACTGAAACGATAACACGAAAAGTGAAGATTTCGACAATAGACTATGTAGAAACTGATGACTGGAATGATGATGCAGGCGCATGCTCGTTCATTGACACATCTGAAACCAACTGGAGAGAAGAGTTCCAAAATCAAGGATATTCAATATTAGAGTTAATTTCCTTTCTAAAGGAATATGTTGAGGAGGATTTAAAAAACACCTCCTTAGGTACAAGTAAAGGGCGAGACCTGCAAAAAATACTATCATCTTGTAGTGAGGTTGAACTTCTTGAACTTGATGTTACAGAGGAATAATATGCACTTGTTCCTATAAATAAAAGTTTAAATAATAGTTATCCAAATATTTTCAAGTTAATAAAAGTTTAACTTATTG